GTTATATTAGGGTTATAATGGAGAAACTATGAAGAATTTACATGATGACAAACTGAGAGTTTTAGAGTCTGCTTGGAGTAGTACATACTCATTAATGGCTAACGATTTCACCTTTGCAAGTGGTGGTGAGGGAATGTGGGAACCAACCTTGCATGCTAGTAGGGTAGGCCAAGACATGACCAACATTTCATTACCAATGATACCGCCTTATATTGACAAGGTCGTGAGCGGTGTGAGAATGTCGCCTCCTTCAATGGCTGTTAAGACTGAGAACCAAGAACTGCAAGAGCTTGTTAATGGTGTGATTCGTGGTATCGAAAAAGCATCCACCGCCTCAAGTGCTTATGTTGGCGCTATGAAGTGTGCAGTTACTGCGGGGCTCGGTTGGATATTTTGGGCTGTAGAAGAGGAGAATGGCCTTCCTGTTCTAAGGCTCAAGACTACGACTGACCCAACCGCAATAATGATAGACCCATTGAGCACGTACATAGATGGTAGGGACGCTCAATACGCTGTTAATTGTGGGCACATGGATAAAGACCAAGCCATTGCAACGTATGGAGAGGAAGCGGGGCAAGGCTCTGACATGCCTTTCAGCTCTAAAATGACATTCAACATCCCTAGCTCTGCTGTTCTTGATTGTATATGGTACATAAAAGAAGAGGGTGGGGTTAGAATTACACGCATGGTAGGTAATCACAAAGCGTACGACCAATTCTTTGAAGGGGTGGAAGGGCTTCCAATTGCTCCCGTTATTGGTGAAGAGTTGTTAGGTGATGTAGATAGAAGATACTCGGGGCTTATTGCTCGTGGTAGAGAGATAAATGAGAGCCTTAACCTAACAGCTTCTAATATTATGATGCTTGTGGCTTACGCTCCTAAAACTCCTTTTGTTGTAGATGAAAAAGGGATTGAAGGGTATTCAGAGTGGGCGACTGCAAACTCAGAGAATCACGCTTACCTTAGAAGTAGAACAATTGACCCTACAACTCAACAACCTATTAACGCACCTTACCGCCTAGATAATACAGCACAAACACAGGGTCTTCAAAGTGTAGCCGATTGGTTACAAAGCTTACTAGGTCGCACTAATGGCATAAGTGATGCCTCTCTAGGTGGGCTTGAAACTGCTATGGAAAGCGGTAAGTCAATCATTGCACGTATGGAGCAAGCAGAAACAGCCACAGCCATGTATGTTGATAACCTAATGAGCTCAATCACACAGCTTGCTAGAGTTGGCCTACAAATGATGCCTATCGTTTATAATGATATGCGTAATCTAGTTATAATTGATGAATACGGACAAAGCTCTAGGGTAAATGTTGATCTCGGCATGATAATGACACCTGAGATTGTGCAGATGCTTGATGTGGAAATCGGAGCAGGGCCACACATGGAAATGAAACGCAAAGCTTCAAGCCAAGCACTTGAAACAATGGTTACAGCACTAGGGCCAGAGCGTGGAATTGGACTTATGGACATTTGGGCAGATGCTCAACCGCTTAGTGATAAGCAACGCATTAAGAAACGCATGGAGAAACTTCTACCGCCTGAGCTACAAGAAGAGGAAGAAGGTGATTTACCTCCTGAGGCTATGGCAATGATGCAAGAAGCAGAGCAAGCACTTGCACAGAAGACACAAAATATTGAGGCTCTTAAAGGTATGATTACCCAACTACAAGCTAAGGTTGAGAGTCAAGAGGTGATAGCAAAAGTTGAACTTGAAAAAGCTAACATCTCAGCTCAAACTAAAATTGTTGATAGGCAAATGCAGAACTCTAATAAGAAAGAAGTGGAGCTTATTAAGCAAGGTTCTGAAAACCAAAGGCTATCGGCAAAGCTCACAGCAGACGAGCAGAGACAAGTTGATGACTTCACGGCTGACCTTATCAAGCAGAAGCAAGAGGCTATTCAAAGCGTTAAAAGTGATGTAATTACAGAGGGAATTGAACAAACTGCAAGGATTCCGCAGTATTTACAAGATTAATTAATATATATTTAAGATACACGGTGCTAACACGAGAGTGCCGTGTATTTATTTTTTACTCGTGGGATAGGGGCTTAAATGTCTGATATTAAAGATTTAATTACAGTAACAGGTAGTAACGAGGTAGCTCCCGAAGCTCCAGTTGCTGAGGTTAAAACCGAAACGTCTTTAACTGCCGAAGATGTGGGAAATACAGAAGGGCTGGCTGTGGGTACTCCTGACCCCATCATTAAAGAAGATGAAGCAAAAAGTACGGAAGAAGAGCTAGCTCCTGAGACTCCCGAAATAAAAAGCAAGGAAGAAAGACGAGAAGATGGCTCAAAGGTTGGACGCAAGATAGGTAAGCTTAACAAGGAAAAAGCTAAGGAAGCTCGCAGAGCAGACAAAGCAGAAGCTGAGTTAAATGAACTTAAAAAGCGTTATGCTGATTTTGAAAAAGCACAGGGTGAACAAGATTTAGATTCTATGAGTTTTGACGATAGAGTTGCCAAGGTAGCAGAACAACGCTATGAAGAGTCCGCAATGAAGCGAGAAGCCAAAGAGCTTCAAGCTGAAATCGGAAAAGTTCATGATGACAATTGGAAAGCTGATGTTCAAGCCTTTCAAGAATCGCATCCTGACTATGATAAATCAGTAAATGGACTAGAGAACAAGATACCTAGAGAAATTGCTGAATCAATTAGAGGCATGGGGCGCAAGGGGGTTGAGGTTGCTTATAATCTTTCAAAAGATGAAGATGCAATCAGACAACTTTCAACCGCTTCACCGATGAACTCGGCAATGATTCTTTTCGGCTTACAACAGCAAGGTAGCCCCGTGGTGCAACCTAGCGTAGAGACACCGCAAGAGCCCGTAAAGGCTCCTGTACAAGCAACGCCAAGCACTAGCTTGACACCGCAACAACAAAATAAACCCCGAGTCAAACACCCCTCTCAATTAGGTATGAATGACTTCATAAAACATAGGCTTGAAGTAGGCACTCTAAGAAGGTAGCCCAAGCCAAAAGGAAAATATGGCAGATTTTATCGCAATTAACTCCATGCTTGCTAAGAACGCTCTAGCAGTCATGCACAACGAATCAGTATTCCCGCGTACAATTGACAACCAACTTAAAGACCAATTCGGCTCAGAAGCTTCAAACGGTTACAAGACAGGCACAGCAATTGCAATCAATCGTCCTGCTCGTGTTAAGTCTACGAATGGTGCAGACCTTACGGTTGATGCTGATGGTAACCCAATTACTATCAACGACTTTGTGGAAGACCCAATTACGTTCCCAATGGACAACACATACAGCCGTTTAAAAGTGGCGCATGAGTTTGACACAATGCAACTACAATTAGAGCTTACTAATGAGAAGTCACGCTATGGTGATCCTCAAGGTATGCAACTATCCAATGACTTAGAGCGTAAGATGGTTCGTGAGTCTCTTGTAGGTGTTCAGAATGGGTTTATTGCTGTTGGTACTCCTACAGCTACAATCAGCGTAGACGATGTTCTTAATGCTCAGGCTACACTTGACTCATTGACTTGTCCAATGGCTAACAGAACAATGTTAATCCCACCTTTTGCAAGAGCTCAATTGTCTGGTCAAAACGCGACATTGTTTACACCAACAACTAACGAAGCTATCGTTAAAAAAGGTTATATCAATGAGTATGCGGGCGCATCTATGCACTCGTACAACATGCTTCCTGCAATCTCTATCCCTGCTATTGCGGGCTCTGCTTCTGTTACTTCAAATGTTACTGATGGTGCGAATACTGTAACCGTTACATTTGGTGCTCAAGCGGGTAACAAAATCTTTCCTGCGGGAACTATTTTAACATTTGTTAACAATGCACGTGTAAACCCTGAAACTCGTGAGAGTATCGGAACAGACTACACATTCACAGCTAAAGAGTCATTCACTGTTCTTGCAGCGGGTGGTAATGTTGCTATCACTATTGACGATTCAGCTAAGATTTATGGTGAAGATGACAATGGAGCGCGCCAAAACATTGTTACACTACCTCTAGCGGGTGATGTAGTGACTATCCTTGGTGCAAGCACAACAGACAATAACGCAACAGTGTTTGATCGTGTACTTATGTATAACGAAATGGCATTTACTGCGGTATGCTTACCACTTAGAACAGACCTAGAGGGTGCAAACGCTCAACGTGCTGACTACGAGGGTATGTCTATCCGTGTTGCGACTCAATACGCAATTGGAGACGATAACCAAACTACCCGTTTTGATGTTTGGGGTAAAGCAATTTCTCAACGTCCTGAGTATTCAGTAGTTATTTTCGTACCTAAAGCATAGGTTTTAGGGTTACATTTAAGAGGGTAGGGTTTAGGCTCTACCCTTTTTCAATATCAAGGGGTATTTATGACAGAATTAGACTTAGAAACACCAAAGCCAAAAGCTAAACCAAAAGCTCGGGAGCTTGGACTTGTGACAATTGTATCAAGATGTAAAAAGCACAGTATGAAATTAATGGAAGGTTCTAGGGAAATAGAGAATCTACTATCCCACGGTTGGAAAGTTAAGAAGGGTAAATAATGGCTAATCCTACAGCAAGGGCTTTGATAACAGATGCCTTTCAGACAAGCGGTATTAGGGGGCTAGGCCAAGCGGTTACAAATGAAGATACTGCTGTGGGTCTTAGATACCTAAACCTTCACCTAATCCCACAACTTAGACTACAACGCCTCTG